GTGGGCGCTCATGCAATCGGGGCCAATAATGACAGCGTGGGCATATGTCTTGCGGGCAACTTTGAAGAGGCCCCACCTACCCCGGCACAGATAGTTTCGTTGGCGGCAACCATTAGGGACGTTCGCAGACTGTACGGAAATATACCGTATATGGGGCATAAGGACGTTGACCCAGAGAATCATCCCACGGCATGTCCGGGCGCGCTGTTCCCCTGGGATGACCTGGCGAAAGAATTTGAGGAGGCGGAACCTGTGGCAGAAAATTGGGAAGTGCAAATAATGCAAGATGCAAAAACGGCCGGACTTATCAGCGGAGAGCATAACCCTGATGATCCGTCCCCTAAGTGGTTCGTGTTGGCAGTAGCGTTGAAACTATTGGAATTGATGAAGAAATAAGGAGGGCATTGTCGTGAAAGAAAAGTTAAAAGCCTATCTGCTGAAAAGAGTTAGAAATCGCGGCATGTGGGCCGCTCTCGGAGCTGGTGCGCTGTATGTCCTGCAACATTCGGGCGCGGTTCCCAATGCTGGCGACTATCAAGTGTATTTGGATTCGTTCCTGGGCCTCCTGGTTACCCTGGGCATCTTGTCAAATTCGGCTAGTGGCAAATGGTACGAGGACGAAGAATAGGGGTGGACATATGGAAAGACTTATATTTTTAGGCTTCCTTGCTGCCATATTAATTGTTTGGTTTATGCCCGTTAAGGGGAAGTGACTATTGGCCGGGGTTTATCGCCCCGGTCTTTGACCCCTTTCTGACCCCCAAATATTAAATTTAAGATGAACTACCACGAACCGAAACAACTAATGGGTTATTGTGAAACCCTTATATAATCGCAAACATGGTATAATAACAAGGCAATATAGGCAGTTGAAAATAGGCGAAAATCGTAGACAATGCGATTCGTAATCAGCAGGTCGGGAGTTCGAATCTCCCCATCGGCTCCACGTTTGTGGCACTTCGGAAAATCAATTTGACCCCTTTCTGACCCCCAATGTTGAAAAATCATATATATTTTCTAATAATTTTGCGGCAGCTTCCAGGTGTTCACTTTGGAAATGAGTATATATATTTTTGGTTGTGCTAATCTCAGCATGACCCATTAAATACTGACAAGATTTATCACTTATTCCTAACCGGTCTAAATTGGTAGCGTAGGTATGCCTGAGCATGTGAAGGGTGACGGTAAAGTCAATCCTGCGCTGTACCGGCTCCATTAGCCGCCTTATGCCTATCTCGCTTAGCTGCAAGCCCTTTGCGGACGGCACAACATAAAGCGATTTCTTATCTGCGTCCTTCAGCATGTCCCATAGATGCGGCGGGAGAGGAATAACTCTATTCCCTGACTTTGTTTTGGTATCCTTTTCCACAGGCTGATTGTTCACAAATTCAACGGCTCGGGTGATTATCAGAGCGCGGTTTATTTCGTCTATGTCCGTCCACTTTAGCGCGACTATTTCCCCTCGTCTGAGGCCACAGAACAGGGCAAGGTGAACGGCTAATTCTGCCCTTAACCCAACGCATATGGTAAGCAATGTTTTTGTCTGCGCAACGGTTAGAGCCTCCCTGGTTAAAACTTCAATGTCTATCACTTCGACAAACTGAGCTGGGTTAGATACGATCAGGCCGTTGCGCATGGCATATATAAAGATAGCGTTCAGCGTAATCAATACTTTGCGCTGTAGACTTTTTGACCTCCCCACTGACCCCATGGAGTTAATCAAACCCTGGATATGTATAGGCTTAATGTCCACCAGTTTGCTGTTGCCCATGGCAGGGAATATGTAATTATTCATGCAACTTGCATAGGTGCGCTGACTGCTGGTTCCGGTCTTGCCTTCTTTGGCAGACTCCCACCATTTTTTAGCCCACTCCTGCATGGTTATTTTCCTATCTATGTTCGTGGCCCCAAGGGCGTACTGTAGTAGCAGCTTGTCCTTGCCAGCCTTAACGTCCTTCTGTGAGTGGCCATATACATATTTTACTTCACCCGACGGCAGGGTCACCTTTGATCTGTACCGTCCGTCTGCACGCTTCTTCATATTCTCCCCCCTTCCGCTCTTATGAAAATGGGCAAAAATATACCCGGTAAATACCGGGCAACGTTCGTATATATAAAGTTTAATACAGACCCCAGGAACCAGGAACCCACACGCCTAACGTGCTGCCGCTGAATCAGCGACCTGGTAAAATTCCCTGCGCATGTCTGTATTAACTATATTATAAACGATTGTTGCCATTTGTAAACTACAATTCTTTTAACCATGGATACTTTTCTTGCATATTGGGCTTATTCGCGTCCGGTATTAACTTCAGTCCATAGCTAAAAAGATTTTTATTTCTCCTATAAAAACAGGGATTAATTATTTTTATGTATGCATCCTCTGTAAATCCATAGTTGTCTTTTTCCAGTGCCGCAAAGACAGAACCAACCAGGCAGTCAGCTATTTGCAGATTTTTAAACTCATTCTTATTTGCCACCTTATATCCAGAGATAGTATGCTTCTTAATTTGGCAATCTTTGTCCCCCAGTATATGATCTATGTATTTTTCCATATCCTTATAAGAGGTATTTGTTCTATTTTCAAATATTAACTTACATTTGCCATGGTCGTGGGTAAGCCAACTAATCCTTTCGATTAAGAGCCGGGTTGCATAATTATATAAATATTGCTTTTCGTCTCTAAGGGATGCTCCCTGTTGCGTGGTGGTTTTATCAACGCCTACCGCTATAAATCTAAACCATTTTTTATGGGCACATATTTCGTTAACTATCGCCCTTCTTTGCTTGTGATCGTATTTGACAAAATGTAGTGGTTTTAACATCGTTAAAGCGTTGCGCTTCAATATATCTGTTTTAATGGCGTTAACCGTGCGGGCAAGATCTAAATCCCTCTCTTTAAATGTTACAAGCGCACCGATAACAAACCATTCAGAACTAACCCATTGTCCGTTTTTTATTTTAAACCCTTCGTCTCCCGATTCGTCTATGTACGCATTAAATTGAAACTCCATAACCCCACTCCCCATATCTGTAAAGCTGTTTTCATTTAATTATCCACCATACCCAATATAATATGAATCCTGCCAGGGCTAGCTTTGCGCAGTTTGCGTAGTATTTGTGAGGGTTCATGGTTATTTTAGCCTCGTAACATATATGTCCTTGTCTACTCCGTCGACGTGCATCTTATATAATGACCCAGAGCGGTAAATTAAAACATTGGGACTAAAGGCATAATGATATTTATAAGAATAACTGCTCTGTTGCCATATCTGCCCATTTAGCAGTTTAAATATAGTCTCTCCGTCCCACCCTTCAAAGTCTCCGTCAATCTTAGATTCGATAACTCCTTGTGTAGGAGATGGCGATATTTCCGTGGCAGGCAAAGCGGGGAGAGGCCTTACGGTTGAAGATGGCGTAATGTCCACTCCGTCTTTGTAAACACAATTAAACACTTTGTCTTTCCAATGCCACTTAACAATTCCGTCTAATTTGTCATTTTTGAAATTACATGAAATCATGTCCCCGTTTGTAAGCGTCCATTCGCCATATCCATTCTTTTTAAAATCAACATATCCTCCCTTGTATTTTTCTCCGTCTAATCCAGTCCACGTTCCTTGTCCAGTAAGCTCAAAATTAATACAATCCCCCTCGTATTTGCCCAAACCAGTAAAATATACAGTAACCTTCCCATTGGGAACTCCATTAGTAAAGTTTCCAACAACAAATAACCCGCCGCCATTATAACTACGCGTTCCGTTTCCATTGGCGACACCACCCAGGACATCTCCGTAATAAACATCGCCATTGTCGTAATATATTGTGTCGACATATGTCCAGTTGTCCGTCCAATTGTCTGCAAATGCCACTCCGCACGGAAACATTAAAAATACTAATAATAAATATATTTTTTTACACACACTCATTCCTCCCCTTAATGCACAAAAACCGCCCCCTTCGGCAGTTATTGCTATGATTTATCTACGTGCTTAAATTCGACAATATTATTGTTTATGCTTCTTTTTGTTTCATTTTCTCTTTTTTGAACCGTATTTTTCCCACATCTTTGCCTAAATTCGTCAATCCATTTGATTCTGCTTGAACATCAGGCGGAGATTCTTGGATATTTTTAACGGTATTGGCTACTGCCCTTACGACTTCTTTGAACTTGGGGTTAAGTCCATCAATTAACAATTTGTCGCCCATTCCCCCTGTTGCCTCTATGAGCAATTCCACTAAAGAAATATTAAGCGGCTCGCAAATTTTTACTAGCGTTTCAATTGTTGTCGATCTTGTTCCTTGCTCAATCTCTCTTATAGTAGACTGCGAAACTCCAACAATTTCAGAAAACATGTTTTGGCTGACAATTCCCCTTTCTGTTCTTAATCTGGTGATGGTTTCGCCAATGGTTTTGTTTATATTGTCGTTCACATTTTCAACCACCCTTTTTAGATTTATTTTAAACGAATAACAGTTAAAAAAATAATTATAAAAAAATAATATTAAGCTATTGACAGTTAACTATAAACAGTTTAGAATCAACCATATAAGATTAACGGAGGTGATAATATGAACTTTGGGCAAACGCTAAAGGACAAGCGCACAGCAAAGGGACTTACCCAACAAGAATTAGCCACAAAGACGGGCATCCCGCAGACCACGATATCGGGGTGGGAGAACGCAGGGTATTTGCCCAACATTATTGATGGCTACAAAATTGCCTCTGCGCTTGACTGTACATTAAACGACTTACTAAAAGACCTTCAACCCACCGGCTAATAGTATTCCCAACCCATTGATATAAATGCTCTTTGAAAACTTCATATAACAAAACTTTGAAAGGAGGTGAGAACATTGGACAAGCAGGACGCACTAAGTATTGTCAAAGACCAAATCTATATTCTGAAAGACATACAAAGAAAAATAGTTGAGAAATTTGAACCATCTTTCACCGATCATATTTGCGGCATAGCGTTGACAATCAAGGAATTGGAAATAGAAGCCCGCGCACTAGGAACTAATCTGTAACCGCTCTTTGATAACAGAAATAAGAATTGATGGTCGCCGGGGCCATGCCTATAGCGGCTTACTCCGAAGATACGGATTAATCCACTTGCCGTCTTGATTTATATACCCGTTAACCAGTTGGGTCTTGGGCTTGTTAGGGATAGACGGCTTTTTAGGCGCAACGGCCTTAATCTTTTTCATGCTGTCACCTCCTTTCTCCCCTGCAAAAGAAGGACGGCGACACATAAAGGATTAATTTCCCGGCGACCATCAAGTTAATTTTACGCCAGGAAGATTTTACTGTAAATATCAACTAGAAGGAAGGGACAAGCATATGGCAAAACCCAGAGAACTAGAAAAGCCCATGTCTTTTAAGGAAGTGCAAGACCACCTGGGAATGGGCAAAACCTGGTTATGTGAACAACTGGCATCCGGTCGGTTAATAGGTCACAAGCTAGGTATTAAATGGAAAATCTACCCGAGCGACCTACAGCGATTCTTAGACCAGCAGTACAGCAACCGCACCAAAATCAAACTGGCTAAGTAGTTTTTCTAAGAGCAAAGCCGCCCGAGGGAGAATCGAGCGGCGGGAGGGGGGGCAGGCTTAAGGGATGGTTTTATTATAGCGAGGAAGGAGGTGGAAGGGAATGACGACTTATGACTACTTTTTAGAAATGCTGAAAACAAAATGTAAGGCCAAGAGGCTGGACGTGGCATGCACGGTGGGCTTGGGTCCAAGACAGTTTGACCGTCATATTAAAGGCGAGACAAAAGAAAGGTTTTTGCCGGTAAGAACGCTGGCTCTCCTCAAAAGAGAAGGGGTTATAGGCGAAGATGAAGTCGGCGTCTACTGGCAAGGACTGAGAGAAGAATTGAACTTTAAAAACGAAACGACCTGCTCGGCAAAGCAGATCGTCAGACGGTTTGTAAATTTGATTAAGTAGATTTTAGCATAACCGGCGCGAGTCGGCAAGAGATTGGAGGGAAACCGGATGGCAGAGTTTACACCGGGACCGTGGGAAATAGTAAATAAGCATTATATAGAGTCTGCGGATCACGGAATTGCAAAAGTGCATTATGGGCGGGAAGGGGAAGCCGATACTTACCTAATAGCCGCCGCGCCCGATATGTACGAGGCGTTGTTGGCACTCGTAGATGCAATCAATGATGCCAGAATCGATAGTTCCGCAAAAGACATTAACCATGCACTAACACTAACCAGAATGGCAATCGCCAAGGCCGAAGGTAAGGAGGCATAGCAAATGTACCTTGAGCAAATAGGCGCGAAATGCACCAACTGCGGGAACCAGGGCAAGACAGGGCGATGCACCAACAAATGTCAGTTAAGCGACAATCATTTTAACTGGGACCCGGCGCCCGGTGTGCTGGTGAAGACATATGAGGTATGGCACGGCAAAAGGCGCGGTGTAGGGCGACAGGTTATTAAGGAGGCGGGATAGATGGCTAAATACTGCGAGATATGCGGGACTGCGATCACCGACGAGAACCAGAGCGATGTTTTTGAATACGGCTGCATGGGCTGTGACCGGGTGCAGTACGAATTGCAGGAAAAGGGCTACCAGGAAGACATGACGGATTATTACGAGGAACGGTTGATTGAGGAAAGGCGGGCGGTTTAAATGGCACAGGCCCAATTATTACCCCTTATTCCACTAAACAAAGAATCAATTCGCAGGGGTTGGCTAGAAGCTCGCAACGGGTGGATAGGCGGTTCTGATGCGTCAGCCATATTGGGCCTAAATCCTTATAAAACTAACATTGAAGTTTGGCAGGAGAAAACCGGGAGAACTATCCCAGAGGACATTGGACATAAACCATATGTTCAGTATGGCATCCAAGCAGAACAATATTTAACTGCACTATTCGCATTAGATTACCCACAATATCAGGTTACGCCTAACACTGATTACAAGGTAATCGTCCACCCGAAACACCGCTTCATAGCCGGGACACTTGATGCCGAACTGGTTGAACTAGCCACAGAGAGAAAAGGCGTTCTCGAAATCAAAACCACTGAAATACTCAATTCAATGCACCGGGAGAAATGGAACGACAAAATCCCTGACAACTATTATATTCAAGTTTTGCATTACCTTCTGGCTACTGGTTGGGATTTTGCAATTCTAAAGGCTCAATTAAAGACCGTATATGACGGAGAGGTCAGGCTCAACGACAGACATTACACGATTGAACGGGCGGAGGTACAAGGCGACCTGGATTACCTGCTAACCAAGGAAATAGAGTTCTGGGAGTACGTCAAGAAAGGCCGCAAGCCCCCATTATGTTTACCGCCGATATGAAAGGATGATGGAAATGGAATTAGTGATATTAAGCCCCACCGAGGAACAACTACTTAAATCCTATGTTATCTCCTTCAATAACGAGGAAATAAAGCAAGAACTGGTTGCGAGGCTGGAAAAGTATAACGGCCTTGTGTATTCCGAGGAAAACATTAAGGACGCCAAGGCTGACCGGGCTACCCTTAACAAGTTTAAGGATGCCATGGAGAACAAGCGGAAAGAGATTAAAAAGGCTTGCCTTAAGCCCTATGAGGACTTCGAGATCAAGATCAAGGAGATTGTTGCCCTGATTGACAAGCCCATTCTGGCTATAGACACCCAGGTTAAGAACTTCGAACAGCTTAAGAAGGATGAAAAACTAGACGGTATTAAACAGGTTTACGCTGACCGGGTTGGCGATCTGGCTAAACTGGTTCCCTTTGACAAGATATTTAATCAGAAATGGCTCAATGCCACCTATAAGGCGGCAGACATAGAAAAAGAAATCCGCGATTTGTTCGCCAAGGTTGAAAACGACCTAGCGGTAATCAATGGGCTTCAATCTGAATATGAACTGCAAATTAAAGACACCTACCTTAAGTCTTTCGACCTAACCGCAGCGCTTCAGGAGAAAGCCCGCCTTGAAGATCAGGCGGCAAAACTGGCAGAGCATAAGCGCTTACAGGAAGAAAAGGCCAAGGCTCAACAAGCGGAGCAGGAGGCAGCTCGTCCCCCGGTTAAGCCTGCACCCGTCCAGCAGGACATACCTCGTCCCGAACCGCAAAAAATAGAGCCTCCCAAGTCATGTCAGATGGACTTCCGGGTATGGGGGACAGCGGAACAACTGCAAGCCCTCAAGCAGTACTTAATTGACAAGGGCATCAAATACGGGAAGGTCGTGGCGTAAATGGCAGTTAAAAACAACCTGGTAGCACAGACCAAAAAGCAGAACATTTCTGCCTATCTTACCCAGGATGCCATCAAAAACAGAATTAACCAGATGATCGGCGGCAAGGATGGACAGAGGTTTATAGCCTCTATCGTATCTGCCGTATCCGTAAACCCTGCACTTTCTGAATGTGATCACAGCACTATCTTTTCTGCGGCCATGTTAGGGGAGAGTCTTAAACTCTCCCCTAGTCCCCAGTTAGGACAATACTATATGGTTCCTTACAAAAAGAAGGATAAAGACGGGGAGGTCGTAAGCATCACGGCCCAATTCCAGCTTGGATATAAGGGTTATATTCAGTTGGCTATCCGGTCTGGATATTATAAAAAACTAAACGTCCTGGCAATCAAAGAAGGGGAATTGATTAAGTTTGACCCTTTAAATGAAGAGATAGAAGTGGCATTGATAGAGGACGAAGAAACTAGAGAAACAGCACCAACAATCGGCTATTATGCAATGTTTGAGTATCAGAACGGATTCAGAAAGGCAATGTATTGGAGCATTAAAAAAATGATGGTTCATGCCGACAAGTACAGTCAGGCTTTTAATGCTGAATCCTATAAGAAAATGCTTGACGGCAAGATCGCACAGAAAGACATGTGGAGGTATTCTTCCTTCTGGTATAAGGATTTTGACGGAATGGCTTATAAAACCATGCTTCGCCAATTAATCAGCAAGTGGGGAATTATGAGCATCGAAATGCAAAACGCTTACGAAAAAGACAGCGCAGTCTTGAGCGAGGACGGAAGTTTTGAGTATGTGGACAATAGTCCAGCGAACGAAACGCCCGCCAGTGAAGCCGTAAGCGAATCACCTGTTGTTGATGTTGCCGCTACGGTGGTAGACAAAGAGCCTCCCCCAGATGCCGAGGGTGATGTGTTTGACCAATTTATTAACGAACAGGCGGTTGGGGCTTAGTCCCCGCCGCTTAAGGAGGAATGAAACGTGACCCCAGACGTTAAAGAATATTTCCAACAGCAATACAATGATTCTGGTATTCGCGTAGTCCCTGGACATTGGCCTGACTTCAAGAGCAGGGAGCAGGTAGACCAGTGGATTACATTAATAAAATCCATGTTTGAAGAAGCGAAGAAGGACGGCAAGGAGGAATCGCTATGACAGACTACCCCGCTAACGTCAGGGACTTATCGCAGTACGGATACGACAAGCTGCGCGCGGAGTTGGAGCAGGCGCAGGTCGATAATGCGGCATTACTCAAATGGTTTAAGGCTACTAGGTTGGCATGCAATACAAGTAATGACCCCAATAAAATACTTTCCGACTTAGCAGAAGCGATAGATAAGTATATTTTGGCCACTGACCACCCCGGCGCGGCCCTGCTCAAAGAGTTGGAGGGGTTGCGGGACAAAAACGCCGACTACAAAGACATGGTGGGCATATCGTGCGAAGAATACCGTATTCACCGCGAAAAGATAGGGCTACTAGAGAAAGAATTGGAGCAGTACAAGCGGGCGCTGGAGCTGGCTTGTGCAGGAATTGCGGATGACGAGACGTGTCCCTTTACCTGGGATTGCAAAAACCCGGACGTAACTCACGAGGAATGTGCGCTCTGTATAAAGGGTAAATTCTTAGCCCAAGCCAAGGCAGGTGAATCCAATGAGCCTCTCTGATATAGTCCAATCCCACTGCGCCCAATGTGAGGCCGAGACTGAACGGCTAATCCAAGGCTTAGTTAAGGAATTAGAAGCAAAAGACAACTATATTACTGAATTGATTTTGCAGCAGCCGCAACAGTCCGAGGCTGTAACCAAACTGCTTGAATTGCTCAGGCCAGACATAGAAGCCAGGGAGAGAGTTATTAACCACGACCCGAGGCTGATTGAGTTGATTGAGACTTACCGGGTGATAGTCCCGGCTTAGTGAACAGTCTGTTGATTATGCGACGTAAGGGAGGCGATAAACCTATGAATAAAACAGAACATTTACTCGTATGTGCCATTGAAGAATGCGCGGAACTTCAACAGGCAGTATCCAAGGCTTTAAGGTTTGGTCTAGACGATGGTCACCCAGATAAACAGACTACAAACGCCGAGGACATTATGAAGGAATATACCGATCTGATCGCAGTTATGACGATGCTGATTGGAGAAGGATTAATTCACGATTATTTCATGGATAGAGCTATTGAAGCCAAGCGCGAAAAAGTTTTAAGATACATGGTTTATGCTAAAGAGCGCGGGACATTAACCGAGTAAGGAGGTAGAAGGAGGATGCTTGATGGGTTTAGGCATACGAACTGAAGATGAGATATACACTGTTTTTTCAATCCCGCTGGAATGGGAAACAAACAAGCTTATAGCCGCACATCTTAGGTATCTGGCTGATGAAATTGATAAAGAAAACGTACTTATACAAAACATACGTATCAGTACCCCCATAAATCAGCCCTTCGGCAATCCTTGTTTAGAGGTTGTGGCGTTTAAGAAATGATAGCCCGCCTGGCGGTGAAGGAGGAGTTTTAATGGTAGTACCAAGGTGTAAGGAGTGTAAAGCCCTCATGTTTTTCAAAATGCCCATACTTGATATCGATTGGACACCTGATGCGCCGGTGTGCTCGCAAAACAAATATCGCAGTATTTCAAACGAAGATTTTAAAACTTCCCCTAAATGGTGTCCGAAAAGGCAAGCGCAGTAGTGAACAGTTCAATAATTAACCGTCACACGGCCTAATGGCCTAAAAATTTTACCCTTCACACTGGAATATTTATCTACCTAACAGACAGGGGGAGAAAGTATGAGATTAGCAGCACTTGAGAGCATAGACAGGCGATTACAGCCGGTAGCAGCAATCAGCAAGGACAAGCAGTATTTACCCAAGCCCATTCAGCGCAGCAAGCACAAAATCGTGTCTGTACTGACCAAGGACAGGCCCATGGGCAAGTTCAGCGATTACCTGAGTATATTGGGATTCTTCGGCGGACTGATCGCGCTCGGGAATTGGGCGGCAGAGTGGGTGGTGAGGTAATGGCAAGTTTAAGTGCATTGTGGAAACGAAATCACCAGCATAAATATTGGCTGAGAAAAGCCATTAAGTACGGAATATCAACAGAAGGGCGCGAGGAACAGGCCGCAAGGGACGCAGAGGCGCGATACAGGAAGGAATATAGGCGCAGAAAAGAAACAGGGGAAAATCAAGACTTTTCCCCATTGGCGGCGACGTAATCCTTGAGCAATTTAACCACCAGACTATTAAAGGATCGTTCATCGTCGGCAGCTAGAATCTTAACTTTATCTAACAAGGTTTTATCAATAATTATAGTGGTTTTAACTTTACCCATAATAACACTCCTTTTTATATGAATTATACCACGCGAAAGCAATAAATATACAGGGGATATACTGGAAGAATACTTCTTGACATAAGGCATATATAAGGTATAATTAAGGCATAAGGAACATAGGTTTGTAATTATGCGGTGAGCAGGGGGAGGGAAACAGGTGGCAGACCATTTAGGCGAGGGCGAGAATTACACCAAAGTATCTAATGAAATACTTGAAGCATTAGCCAAGGCCAAATTAAATGGCACACAACACGCTATTTGCCTTGTGGTATGCCGATATACTTATGGCTTTAGAAGATGCGAGGCCAAGCTGTCTGCCAGTTTTATTAGTGAAGCTACAGATATAACCCTGCGCCACGTTAAACGTGAACTTCAAGCCCTCTATGATCGCAGTATTCTTATTCAAAAAGATCAACGGGATGGAGTAACTTCTACCCTCGGATTTAATAAGGATATCCCAAACTGGCTACCAGTGACTAAAAAGTCACCAGTTAAACCAGTGACTAATTCAGCACCAGTGACTAATCCGTCACTAGCACCAGTGACTAATTCAGCACCGGAACCAGTGACTAATCCGTCACCCAAGAAACCAAAGAAAGAAAATATTAAAGAAAATAGTTATTCGTCCGACACAATCCAAATTCAATTAGCCGCGCTTTTATATCAAAAAACAAAGGAGCATTATCCTTCGTTAAAGGAACCCGATTTACAAGGTTGGGCTAAACACGTTGATCTTCTTTTGTGTAAAGATGGCAAAGACCCGGAAGAAATTAGGAAGGTTATTCTATGGGCCAAGGCAGATAGTTTTTGGAGACCTAATATTATGAGTGCCGAGAAGTTGCGGAAACAATACGACACATTGAATGTTAAGCGAATAGAAGGATTGGGTCGCGCCAGTCCTATACCATTTAACAGGGACAAAACCGCACAGATAGACCGTATATTTGACGAAATGGAGGCCAGTAATCATGGATAACAAAGAGATTAGAGAGTTTATAAAGTTAATTGTAGACGCATATCCAACATTTGAGCCTACTCCGGGCCGGGTGAAATTATGGCTTGAATTTATGGAGGACATTCCTGCTGAAACGGCAATGAGTAAGTTGAAAAAACATATAGCAAAAAGCAAGTATGCGCCTACCGTATCTGAAATTATAGGCGCGGATAGTGGAAAGTTTGTAGATCATAACGGAATACCGCTTTAGGAAAAAGACAAGGCACAGCCCAAGGACAAATACCCGGATTATTTTTAAAGCGCAGAAAGAAAGGGGATTTTAATTATGCCTAATCATGTTACCAACAGGTTAATTATTATTGGAACGGAAGAACAAATTGCAGCCGTCAAGGAATTTATAAAAATAGAAAAGACCGAAGAAAATCAAGAGGTTTTTGGACTTGGAACCATTGATTTTAACAAAATACTTCCAATGCCAAAAGACTTGCATGTCGATGCCCATTCAGGAATTTTAACAGCCGCCGAATATGCGACAAAGGAACCACTAGACAGCAATCCATTAATGTCGATTCTTCAAAGAACAAGCAGAGAAAAGGTAGAATCGCCCTTAAAACTCAATGACGAAGATTGGGAATTGTTTATAAAAGTATTGAACAACCGCCGTAAATACGGAGCGTTTACATGGTACGAATGGGCAAATGAGCATTGGGGAACCAAATGGAACGCTTACGAACAACCTGACAAAAGAAATACCGAAAACAGTATCTTCTTTCAAACTGCATGGGCTTGCCCTCATGACCTTATGAAAAAACTGTCCGAAGTGTTCCCTGACGTTGAATTTGAAGTTGCATGGGCAGACGAAGATTTAGGCCATAATCTTGGAATTATCAAGATCAATAACGGGGAATTAATTGAACAGAATACCCCCGAGGGCGGCAGCTTGGAAGCTAAAAAATTATTCTTTGAAATAACCCAAGACACGCTCGAGCAACATGATATGAGCGAAAATTATGAATATATAAGCGAGGTTTAATCTATGAACCTTATAACCGACAACGAAGCCGAGCAACGGGTAATATCTGCAATACTCCACTCAGAAAAAGCCTGCACAAAAGTCCTGGCAGCAATGGCAGAGGATGAATTTTACAGACCGACACATCAAAGCATATTCGCCTTGACCAAGAGCCTGTATAAGCGCGGCGTGAGGCCTACACTGGTCGAAGTTTTAAAAGAGGGCATGACCCTTGGCATTATAAAAACCATGCAAGACTCGGAGGAATTAAACCATATAGCCAGCCAGTACATTGACGACGAAAATATAGGCTACTGGCAAGACCGGGTAAGAAAAGCCGCAAAAGGGCGCAAGGCCCAGAGCCTATTGAGGCAATACGCTGGCGAAATGCAGAAGAATGACCTGGACATAGACAAGTTTATACAAAAGGCCGGATCAGATTTTATGTCCCTGGCAATGGACAGCGAAACCGAGAAGATTGAAACCGGCGCGGATATTGCAGAGTACGGCAAAAAACAGGTCGCGGCCAACGTGGAGAATTGGCGCAAGATGCAGGACGAGGCTAAAGCATTGGGCAAAGTCCCACTCGAGGGAGTGGCAACCGGGCTGGCTAAGCTAGATAGTCTTACGCTTGGATATAAGCCGGGGGATTTAATCATCCTGGGCGCACAGACCGGCCACGGTAAAACAGCGTTCGCTTTAAACACAGTTAATGCGGTCTGTATCGAAAACAATCAGCGTCTATTCTACGTCAACACTGAAATGAGCAAGAAGCAGGTGTCTTACCGGTTAGGATCTATCTTGTCGCAGATGCAGTTGCAGAAGATCAGATCAGGAGCATTGACCAACGGGGAACTATACCAAGTCAATACAGGCTACGAAATACTAGCCTGTTCAGCATTTACCACCACGAACATACCCAACCTAACACCGGATAAACTACAATCTACGGCGCAAAAGGCAAAGTTGCAATTCGATACTCAGCTATTAATTCTGGATTATGTTGGGCGCATGGAGAAAAGAAACCCTAAATATCAGGAATGGCAGGTATTAGAGGACATAGTAAGAGCCTGCAAGATTATGGCGCAGAACTTAGAAATTGCCGTTATGGTGCTGGTGCAACTTAACGAGGACGGCGGGCTACAGGGAGCCAAGCGCATGAAGAATGAGTGTGATTTAATGCTGAAACTCCTGCCCATGTGCGAGGACTTGAAGGACGCGGGCGAAGTGCGGGCGGCTCAGGAGAAGTACCAGAACAAGTACAAAAAGAGTTATGAGCCGTTTAATTACCGCCTATGGGTGGACAAGAGCAGGGACAGCGAGGCGGGCCTATCAATTCCGCTGGTGTTCGACCTGGAGTGTCAGCAGATACGAGAGGCCAAGAGTTTGGAGGCAGTATTTGAGCAGCGCGCCAACAGACCGGCGTAAAGAAGGAGGGAGCAGGGGTGGATTACAAAACATTAATTGAAGAAAAGCAACTCCAGAAAAGTGCCTTGATGAATCAAATAAGGGAAATAGAAGCAGAAATAATTGCAATTAAAGCCGAAAAGGAATACGAAAAAACAGGTCTTAAAATTGGCGACATAGTGGAAAATCAAAAAGGGGTAAGGGGTGTATTGTCTAGTTACTCCGGGTATTCATGGAATTGGTTTAAGCTGAAAAAAGATGGTACTCCGTCAAAGTCCGAAACTTATGTTTATGACATAAGCGGATGCCATAAGGTCGAGGGGGAGGCTTAACCATGCGAGAACGAAAATTCAAGTACATCCTAAAAGCCAAGGACGGCGAGATAACAACAAAGATATTTACCTACGAGCAGGTCTATAGCGGCATGGCGCGGCTGACTGTGATGCAGAGCAATGCCGAGGTCGTGGCCGTGGCTGAGTGGACGGGGCGCACAGATAAGAATAGGCGGGAAGTATATGAGAAAGACGCGCTAAAAACGATTCTTGAAGATTACGACAACCTAGAAGAATTTGTTTATGTGTCTTGGGACGAAACCGGCAGCAGTTGGATTGTATGCGATAGCGATGGTAGGTTTATAGATATTTTGTACTTGTTTAAGAATGGTGATTTTGAGGTCGTCGGCAACGTATGGCAGGGGGTGGGGGAATGAGCGAAATGCAGGCAATAACCATGTATAAATGCCCGTTTTGTAATAAGGCATTTAAGACTCCAAATAGGCATAATTGCAAGCATGACCCAGAACATAAAAACTGCATAACCTGTGCTAATCAGCGGGGATTCGATAGTTTTATTGGACAGTATGATTATTATGGCAACTGCGAGATTGACCCATATGTAATGCCGAACTGTGAATTTAGTAAGTCCCCGGAATTTGAGGAACATTTTTCCGATGAATTGGAAATCAGCGACGGCAGCAGATTTGGTTTTATTGATGTAATGTACCGCAACAAGTGGAAACTAGATTGTCCGAAGTGGAAAGCATTGGGGGTGTCCTGATGCACCGCAACAAAAACCATAACAAAAACACGCGCAAGCAGAAACCTATCGGCATCAAGGACATACCCATGCACAGGCCGCAGCTACGCATAGCGGAGGACGTAGGCGTGCGGGTGGTGGCGCACCTGCCCGAACCGGACGAAGGGACAGAGCCGAGGGGCGGCGATATTAGGACACGGCGCGGGGTGTGGGATATACGACCGGGGGTAGTCCGGGCGAATTATGGAAGGGGGAAGTAAGGGTGTTGAGTTTGGAGACAGAAAAGGCATTGAGAAGCGCTGGGTTTAAGGTAATAGCGCCGGGACTCATAGACATATTGGATGGGATTGAGGCGCGGGGGGATCAATGGGCTTTGATATGTGTTCAAAAGGGACAATATCAAATTAAATTATATCAAAACGAGGGGCTGTGGGCTGTTTATACAGCAAGCACCCCCGACGAAGCCGCCGCGCAAACCCTTATCTGGGTGTTGCAGAAGGGGGCGGAGGCATAATGGGCGGCAAAATGTCACGCGAAAAAGGTAAACGCGGGGAGCGCGAATTTGCTTCCTTCTGCAAGGCGCAGGGCTACGATGCAAGGCGCGGGCAACAGTTTAATGGTATAGATGGCGAGGATGTTGTGGGCTTGCCGGGGATCCATGTAGAGGTAAAGCGCACCGAGCGACTTAATGTATATGAGGCTATGGAGCAGGCTTGGAAGGATAGCCACGGAAAGGATTCTATTGTGGCTCACAGGCGCAACGATCACCGCTGGCTAGTAATTATGGATGCAGATGAATGGTTCAAGCTGTACCGCGAGTATGAGGCAAGTATGGCGATGGCTAATAAATAGCCCAATCCTTTTGAGAGGGGGGATGTATATGCGAGGGAGGTAAAGCCCTCTGATACGCGCAGTTGCAATGTTGTTTAACCGAATATGTATGTGTACAAGCAATATCCTGTATGGGGGCCGCTCCCGACCAGACTGGCCCCCAAATAAAATGAGCGCGAGAGCGATTTAATAGATGGGAGGCGAGGGAATGAAAACCTGGGAAATGATAAAGATGTTGAGCGAGAATACAAAGCTAAGGTTTGATGCGTTGGTGGAATATCCTGGTTATATTCAAGCAATGCAGGTTTTTAAATATGGAAATGCCATTGCCCTAAATATAAAAGATGGTTCGCCAAAATTCTTAACCATGGACGGAAATATTATGGCTGCGGATTGGCAACTCGTCCGTGAACCCGTCCCAGTGTGGGAGGCAATAAAGGCATTGATGGCTGACAAGAAGTCTATTCGTGGAGTTAATCGATTTGGTGAATTTGTAATATCACCAGAACATTTGGAGTCAACTCAGAAGCTTGCCATTAGCAACTTGAAAGATTGTTTATGGTACATCGAGGAACCCGCCCTATGACCGCGTCCTTAAGCAACTACGCGCCGTATATGGCAGAGATACGCGCCCGAGGCGTGAAGCGGGAGCCGTTGGCAGACATACGCGCCTATGCCGACCTTAACCGCAACTACAGGGCGTTGCTGGCAGCGATTGTGGCGCGAATACCAGTATCCGAAGCAGTTAGGCGTGTAGCAAAAGACCCGGAGGAACAGAAGGACAGCTATGAATTTCCAAACGGATGGGACAGCAAGCATAGCGCCGAACAGATAGAGCAATGGGAGGCTGAATATGTGGAGTTGGGAGACTGGAAACTGGTAGCCAAGCGGGACGGAAGGTCTCAAAAGACGATTTATGGGACTGTGTACAGGTACAGGAGATTTTTGCAGGGGAGGTAGGGGCAATGGTCCGTGAATATGAATTTACGCATGAATACAGCGGCAAGCCAGTTAATCAACCGATAGGCTGTGAAATGCCGATTATCAAGGACAGCGGCGCAAGGTATGAATTTAACACCGGAGCTGTGCGGGACATGCGCGAGGGGAAAGGCAGATATGACCTTATCCCATGGGAGGCAGTACACGAATTGGCTTTGCATTGTGAACAGGGGGCATTGAAGTATGGGGAAAGGAACTGTGAAAAAGGCATACCGATTCACAGCCTCGTTGATTCGGCTATTCGTCACCTGTCCTGCTACCTGCGAGGCATGAGCGACGAACCGCATTTAAGAGCGGCAATGTGGAACGTGGCGTTTGCTATCTGGATGGAGAAGAAAAGGCCGGACATGCAGGACATACCGAACAGGATGGAGGCAGTATAATGCGCCTTAAAACAATCATCCTGGCCCTGGCGATAGCGCTGACGTTTGCGGTCCTGGACCAGTATGTGATGAATCTGAGCAGCTATCTAGTGGGGTTTATGTTCGCGTGTTGGTGGATGGAGATCAGGGAGAGGAAGGGGGAGGGGTAGAGGTGCGAGAGAAACAAGAAACGGCTATAGATCAAAGACAATCGCTTAATTATCAAATAGGATATGATACTGGGTTTAAAGATGGCTTTAATAAGGGCATAGAGGAAACCCATACAATAACAAGTTTGTCCACCAAGCCCATTCAAGTATCATTTCTGGAAGGATCGGATTTATCCAAGATTCTTCGCGAAGGGCTTAATCAGCAATTAATTAAGGACAAGGCCGCGCTTACCGAGGAAAACGCCAAGCTGGCCGCGCAGGTGGCGGCGTTGAGCAATATCAATCCAGAAAGACTAGAATCAATGCGGCGAATGGTTTGTAACGCCGAACTGCCACCTGGATATGTGGTGTCTCAGGTGAAATTTTTGCTAAAAGACGTTTCCTCTCTCGACCTCGGCGAGAAGCACCGGCAGATGGAGAAGGTTGTGGCGGCTTGTGTTGGCGCAAAGAGGGCAATGGAATGCTGGGGCGAAGAGTCGGTCTATGGGCCGATATTGCAAGCCCTCGCCGACCTCGGACGTGCGCGGGAAGAGTAGGGGGGAGAATATGACCTCAAAGGACATTTTGGAAGCACTTAAGCGACATTATAAAGACGAAAGACAATGGGCATTTTTCAAAGAGTTAAGGGTGGGGACAGGGTATCGCCTGTCATGGGCACATCAAGGACCGGAATACAACAACCCTGAACAGCGGATCGACGCATGGGTTATTAACTGTTACAAGTCCAAGCAGTATGAAAAGATAGCTTTTGAAATCAAAGTAAGTCGGAGTGACTTTTTAAACGAGATACACAACCCGAGCAAAAGAGAACAGGCGTTGCATTTATCCAATAGGTTTTATTTTGCGGCACCGAAGGGATTAATTAAGGTCGAAGAAATACCCGAAGAGTGCGGATTGGTCGAGATTGATAAGGACTCCAATTTCTTAAAATGGACAAAACAGGCACCGTGGAGAGAAACAGAGGAACCGACATGGAACTTCCTGGCGGCATTGTCTCGCAGGATAGTTAAGGCAGAAGCAATGTAACCACGCCGTAAACGACATGGAGGGCAGGGATATGGGGAGAGCTCCCCGGAAAGGTAGGGGCGCATGGAGAGATTATTTCCGCTGTTATTATGCAGTAAATGTGGACTAGCTTTATACCAGGTGGAGGGCGATTTATACGGGTGTCCCAAGTGCAAGCGGCAATGGACAACAGGGCAGGGCATAGCGATACTGCACTACAAGCGCACGGACGGATCGCCGGTATACGCAGGGGGGCCTACGGAGTATGGGGGGAGCAAAAAGAGCGGCAAGAAGCGCAAGGAACCGCCGCACAAGCCAAAGGGGATTAGTAACAGGTATTTGGACCCATTCGGGAGATAGCTTGCCCGCAGCAGGGCAGGAAATAAATTATAGGAAAGAGGTGGATTCTCCACGGAAAAAGAAGTTATTGAGTAGGATTGTCTTATAATTAAATACTTTTTCCCTCAGGGACTAAAGAAAGAGCCGGGCTTATGACCCGGCATTTTCTTTGTATAGCTTTATAATCGCTTTCTCGATAACCTCTTTCTTAGTGCCGTACTCCTTCGCCAATTCTTCTAGTTTTTCCGCTACTTCGGGGCTTACCTGGATTGATAATCTTACATATGCCTGTGCCATAATATCACTCCTGTTTTTGGTTTATTTTAGCATAATGGGGGTGGGTGGGGCTAGCCCACGACTTTTGTTGTTTTCGATATTCCGACGGTTGTTAGGCCATGCCCCGCCCCACAGGCAATCACCACCCCCGCTATCGGCGCAAAAAGCGTGGTTTTCTATTATTTGCCCTCTTTCGTTAAAGGTGCAAATTTCCTCAACTGTGTTTCCGCATTCGGGGCACCTTATGATTCTTGACGTATTATACATATTCTTTCACTCCTTTCCTTGCGCCGGATTGGCCCCGGCTGGCCTTTGTAATTACCTCAATATATCCTCTTTCCATAATTCTTCGGACAATTTCTCTAGGTCGTCAATCTCTTTTTGCCAATACTCAACTTGTTCTGTGGTTTGGGATTTACTTTTGCTTCTCCGGCAATTCTCTTGTTCCAGGCTGATTAGGTTTATTAGTGTATCAATACTGCTTTTCGTCATGTCATCCGCTCCTTTCGTGGGGTTGTGCCCCTTATGTTTATTATATTACACCCACCCACCCACATAGTCAAGGGGTAAATAGAAATATTTTTAAATTATTTTTCGGAGCCTTATCCGGGCCTACGGAAATGGGGGTTGCAGAGATAAAAATAATTGTTGACAAACCAACCCTTTTTATGGAAAATATAATAGATACTTGCGCGCCCACTTAAGTTTGGGGCGCTATTTTAGTTTTCTGATGCAATAAGATTTCGGCATCGTCCTGGCCGGGACGTTTGAAAAGAGCCGGTGGATTAGCGGGTACCCTCCTTCCTCGCTATGAAGCTGGCTTTTTGATTGCCGAAAACATTGAGGGAGGCATGAAAACATGGCTAAACAAGAGGTTTATTGGTTTCACCATGACGGGAACGCGCGCAGGGACATTAAGATATTAGAGATGCGAGCAGAATACGGCGCGGAGGGTTATGGCTGGGGGTGGATGTTGCTGGAGCTCATGCGCGAGGCCACCGATTTCAAACTAAAACGCAACGGCAAATATCTATCAAAAGAACTCGATGCAGACCCGGACAGACTGAACCAGTTTATTGACGATTGTATTAACGACTTTGAATTATTCCAGGCTGACGATAAATATTTTTGGAGCCCGTCCATGTTGAGGCGAATGGCAACCTATAAAGAACTTTGCGACAAGCGCCGAGAGGCTATAAATAGCCGCTGGAACAAGTGAAATACAATAGTATTACATTAGTACAACTATTGATATACGAATAGACTAGATTAGAGTAGATATGATTAGAAGAGAAGAGACATGATAGGAGATGAGGGGACTGGGGGGAAGGGCCTAGTCTTTGTTTACGACATACCCCACACGGAGAGAAATGAGGGAGAAGAGAATGATATTTGAAGTAGGTAAGTTTTATCAGCATACAACCGGAGAGCAATTGTCAGTAATTTGTGAAACTAACACTACGCTGTACGGAAACAACGTATTAATTGCTGAATCTAACCAAAGTATGAATTTTAAACCACTAGAAAGAGACGAATCATTTGCCGTTAATTGGCACGAGATAACGAAGGATGAATGGATGAAAAACTTTAGTTGAGGTGGATCCCCATGACTGACGAAACCAAGCAGAGGGCATTGCTGACAACGGCAATAGTTAGCGCGATAGCAGCTATTATTTTATTGAGGTGGTGAGGGGATGGCGGACAAGTTGACTCCAAAGCAGGAAATGTTTATAAAAGAATATCTGATTGATTTGAACGCCACTCAGGCAGATATTAGAGATGGAT